CTGAGAGACTTATGAAGTCTCAAGGTAGAACTGGAACAGCTGACAATGATATTAATGCAATCGTATCTATGGGTATGGTTCCTCAAGGTTATAGAGTGAACAATTACCTAACAGATACTGATGCGTTTTATATCTTGACAGACGTACCAAATGGTATGAAAATGTTCACAAGAGCTCCATTGACAACTGCAATGGAAGGTGACTTCGATACTGGAAACGTAAGATACAAAGCTAGAGAAAGATACTCATTTGGAGTATCTGACTTCAGAGGTATCTTTGGCGTAGAAGGTGCGTAATCAATAAAATTTATGGGGCCGCCTCAAAACGGCCCCATTTATCATTAAGGGTGAGAAAATGAAAAAATTCAGAGTACAAATATTTGCATATCAATTAAAAACAGATTTTATTATTGAGTCTTTAGACGGTCCCATAGATATAGAAAATGCTATCATTGACAGATTGGGAAAATCTGATATAAAATGGGAGTCTCTTGGAGAAATGCATGATCCAAGAGTAAACAGAATAACCTATGAGGAGGTTATAAATGGAGGCGATAATGCAACAACTGGAGACCCTTTACACAAAGAAGAAGGGACTAGATCTTCAATGGGAGCAGGAGCATCTGAAAGAGGGTAGATACACTCTCGATATGGTTAAGATTGATCGAAAGGTCAGAGAAGTAATTAGCCAGATTAAACTTGCAGAAGCAGAAAAAGCTGATGCAGAAAATAAGATAGAGGCTTCGCAACCACAAGTTTCCGTAGCTACTTAATAAAAAGCTACATCGTTGAATAAATTCAATTCACATTACAGGCTCTCTTGCGCTCTATTAAAAACTAGTATATAGTTTTATTACTATACAATTAATTAGAACATAGACGCGTATAGTCGACGGCCTAGAGACTATGTTCGGAAAACTAGGAGGATATAATCATGGCAAAAACTACATTTCAAGGACCAGTAAAATCAATTAATGGTTTTCAAGGTGTTGGAACTGGAAATTCTGTATCAATTGCAGCCGGTGCAACTTCTTTAACTATTGATTCACATGCTGGTAGAATGTTGTACCACAATGTTGCTGGTGCAGCTACTTTGACTTTACCTGCGATTAATTCAACAGCTGATTCAGGTGTTGCAGGTCCAGGTAACGATCCAAACTCAGCGAACAATTTAGGTGCTTCTTTTGAGATATACATTGGAACAACTAAAACTGGTGACTTTGTTTTACAAGTTGCTAACGCTAATGACACGATGACTGGTAATGCAATCATCGTTGACACGGATACAAACGATGCCGCTGAAGGTTTTATGACTGCAGCTGCTTCAGATACTATTACTTTAAATGGTAGTACAACTGGAGGATTAGCTGGATCAATCATAACTTGCAAAGCAATCGGTGCAAACAGATGGGGCGTTCAAGTTACATCTGGTGGAACTGGTAACTTAGCTACACCTTTTAGTGCAGCAGTAAGTTAATAATTAATTTAGTATGGGGCTTCGGCCCCATGCTTAAATTTTAAGGAGAAAAATATGAGTTCAGACCAAAAGTTTAGTACACTAACAGCAGATGGTAATTTTAAAACTATCACAGGTGGTTCTACTAATATCGGGCCTTGTAGAGTTACATACATACAAGCTCACGGTGGCAGTGACTGTTTAGTTAAATTACATGATGGAACAGGAACAGGTGGTTCTTTACAATTCCAAGCTAAATTTAGTAGCGAAGGTTTAGATATTTATGTTCCAGGAAATGGTATTAGATTTGAAACAGGAGTATATTTAGATTTAACTACTACAGATTCTGTTACTATTGGCTATACTGGCTAGGAGATTAAATGGCTAACACTACTTCGGGAACAGTTACATTCGATAAAACTTTTTCTATTGAAGAAATAATAGAAGATGCTTTTGAACGTATTGGATTAAATTCTGTAGCAGGTTACCAACTTAAATCTGCAAGAAGATCTCTTAATATTTTATTTCAGGAATGGGGTAATAGGGGTATTCACTATTGGGAAGTAGGTTCAACTAATTTAGATCTTATAGAAGGTCAAGCAGACTATGATTTTTTTAGATCTAGTGACGATGGAACATCAGCGACAACTACAGATCCAGCTAGTGTGTTTGGAATATCCGATGTTCTTGAAGCACAATTAAGATCTAATCGAACACAGACAACACAATCAGACAGTCCAATGACAAAAGTAGACAGGTCTACATACGCAGGATTTTCAAACAAATTATCAAAAGGAACACCTAATCAATATTGGGTAGAGAGATTTATAGATAAAGTTACAATACATGTTTATCCAACACCAGATTCAACAAACGCATCTAAAGATATGCATTTCTTTTTTATAAAAAGAATACAGGATGTTGGAGACTATACGAATGCAACTGATGTACCATTTAGATTTGTGCCTTGTATGGTGTCAGGACTTGCATATTATCTATCACAAAAGTATCAGCCAAATTTAATTCAACCTATGAAACTAGTTTATGAAGATGAGTTTGCAAGGGCTTTAGCAGAGGATGGTTCTGCTTCTAGCACGCATATAACACCAAAAGCTTATTACCCAGGAGCATAATGGCAAAATACGCAACAGGAAAATACGCAAGAGCGATATCAGATAGATCTGGTATGGAGTTTCCGTACAAAGAAATGGTTAGAGAATGGAATGGTGCATTTGTACATGTATCTGAGTTTGAACCAAAACAACCGCAATTAGAGCCAAAACCTATGAACGGTGATTCAATATCTTTACGACACGTAAGGCCTGATAGAATAGAAACTGCTGTACCTAATCTTTTACCTTTAAATCCTTTTACCATTACTAATGGATCAACAACTGTAACGGTTAATGAACCAAATCACGGTAGATCTACTAGCGATACAGTTAAATTTAGAGATGCTTCAAATGTTGCAAATTTACCAGCGGCCACGATTAATGCAGATGCGGGGTATACAATTACTAAAGTTAATGATAATACTTATACTTTTAATTCTGGAGTTACGGCTTCAGTAACATTAGAAGGAGGAGGTGACATAGCTTCAGCAGGGCCAGTCACAGTAAGCGCATGATTAAAAAAATTTGGAATTGGATTAAAAATATATTTAAACCTCAAAGACAAGAGGTAGATGAGCATGAAGAATTATACCTACATGTTCCGGAACCAGACACTCCGGTATATGAAAATGAAGAGGCTGTTAAAAAAGAACATTGTGACAGGCATTTAAGATTTATAAAAAGGTGTCCAGATTGTATAGAGGTAATTAAATAATGGCTGGATTAAGTGCATCAGGATTAAAAACACAAATTAGAAGTTACACAGAAACAGATTCTAATGTTTTAACGGATGCTGTTTTAGAAAATATTATTTTAAATGCACAATACAGAATATTTAGAGACGTGCCTATTGATGCGGATAGAAAACAACAACTTGGTAATTTTGTTGCTGGGCAAGAATCTATTAACTGTCCTGCAGGAGCTGTATTTATTAGAGGTATACAAGTTTATGATACAGCAGGATCAGAAATTACGGGAGCTAACAGATGGCTAGAAAAAAAAGATGTAACCTATCTGCAAGAATATCAAGATGTAACAGGAACATCAGCAGCACAAGGTCAACCTAAATATTATGCTATGTTTGGTGGTGCCACAGGTGAAGCAGACACTAATTCAGGTAGAATTTTTGTAGCTCCTACACCGAATACAACCTATAGATTTAGAGTTCATTTTAATAAAATGCCTGATCTTTTAGAAAATAATGATACTAATTATATTAGTCTTAATTTTCCAAACGGGCTTTTATATTGCTGTTTATCAGAGGCATATGGCTTTTTAAAAGGTCCAGTAGATATGTTGACTTTATACGAAAATAAATATAAACAAGAGGTACAGAAGTTTGCTAACGAGCAAGTTGGTAGAAGACGAAGAGATGACTACACTGATGGCGCTGTTCGTATACCGGTAAACTCAGCGAACCCGTAGGAGAATAAATTATGGCAATAACATCGGCAATATGTTCAAGTTTTAAACAAGAACTTTTACAAGGTAAACACAGTTTTGAGTCTTCAGGTGGACATACTTTTAAACTTGCATTGTTTGATAGTGATGCATCTTTAGGTGCCTCTACAACAGACTATTCAACATCAGAAGAAATTACTAATACATCAGGATCTGCATACTCTGCAGGTGGAGCAACTCTTACAAACTCAGGAGTTTCATTAACTTCAACAACAGCTTTTACAGACTTTTCAGATGTAACTTATTCATCTGCTTCTTTCACTGCAAACGGTGCAATGATTTATAACACAACAACAAACGGTGGTTCAGGCACAACTGATG